TAGATGAGTCTGATAAGAAATGGATAAAAGATAATTATATTGAATAATGGCTAAGAAATTTAAAGATCATATTGTAAGGGATAAGCCTAAGAAACGTGGTGCACGTCAGCACAAGAAAAATAAAAATAAACACGAGAAGCGTCAGAAAAAACAGACGAGATACAAGGGACAAGGAAAAGGATAATTTGTCTCTCATACCTGAAAATTTTATTTTTGTAAAAAAATACAACAATATCAATAGTTTAAAAGAAAAAGTCTTAAAATATACAAAAGAAGACTGGCACAAATACGACTATAGGCAAAAAAATTATATGGTCCACATGAATACAAAGACTATACCTTTGATATGGAATGAAATGGATAAATACAATCAAAGAAATTTAGAAAAAGATAATAGAAAATTTTGGCCTGAAGCAGATAATTATAAAACAGAGTTAGATTCTATTTCACAAATATTTACAGAAAAATACGGAGAAGGTTTTATTACAAGTGCATTGTTAATTAATCTACCTTCTAGGTCTATCATAGCTCCACACGTAGATAATCAAGATGCTTATTTTGATCTTGTTAAAAGAACTCATTTAGCTATTGTATCTGATGATGAAGTAAGATTTATTGTAGGTGGTGAGGATAAAAATATAAAAGAGGGTGAGATATTTGAGATTAATAATAATCAAAAATTACATGAAGTTAAAAATAATTCTGAAATAGATAGGATTCATTTATTAACTGATTGGTTAACTATAAAAGGAGAAAGAAATGAGTGAGAAGAAACTAACATTAAAAGCAACAAACGTAACTCAAAAACAATGGGGCGTACTTGTTCTTGAACTTAATATACTTAAGAAAGCATGGAAGAGTTACGGGGTAGATATAGATTTGTCTGGTCACGGAATTAAATCTATTGTTGAAAAAGGTACAAGAATATACGAATTTAAAAACGCTGATGAAAAAACTAAAAGAAATAAATTAAGCGGGTAATTTAGGTTTTCTTGGTGGGACAGTAATGTCGTGAATTTTTATTGCTCTACATTCAAATTTTACTACTAATTTTTGTTGTTCTATAACGTCTCTTTCAAAGTCTTCCATTTTTTTTAATTCCATAAAAGTTTTTTGAGCAACCCCATATCCATTTAATGCACAATCATAGTGAGTTTCAAAACTAGTTTTTATTGAAAAATGGGTAGAAGGACATTGTCCCGTAACCATAGAACATAGATGTAATACAATTATAAATTTAGTCATTGACTCCTGTTGTAATTTTAATATATAATCCTATATGTCAGAAATAACTTTGAAAGGATATAACAAATGACAGATATAAGCAAATACAAAAGTATAGCAATTGATCATGACTGCTATAATAAACTAACGAAACTATCAAAACATCTCGCTCCGAAGCATGCCAAATTGTCTAGGGCACAAGTCGTAAGAGTATTAGTCGAAGAGAAAGTGGAGAAGTTAAATGGCAAACTTAGATAGAGAAATATGTCCCGTGTGTAGCGGAAATGGGTATGTATTATCCGGCGTAACCGTCTATCAATGTAGTTACTGTGAATCTCAAGGCGAGATACCTAAGCGAGAAGCGAGCGTCGAGGAGCTACAAAAAGTAGTTTCAGAACTTCAAATACATAGAGGAGTGTTGCAAGCAAAAATAAAACAACAAGCTTCTAAAATTGCAGAGCTAGAAAACTATTTAAATGTTCAAGCGTTTAAAAAGAATTCTTTACAATGATATCAGAAATTGATTGCGCATACATTGCAGGTCTATTTGATGGTGAAGGTTCAATACACATAAGACGTGGTATTGAAAAAAAGAAAAAACACAAAGGTAAACCTGGATACAGACTATCTAATTCTATGCGTATCAGTATGGAAATTACCATGACAGATAAATCTGTTTTAGTTTGGGTCCATGAAGTATTGGGTGTAGGTACACTTATACCTAAGAAAGTAAAAGGGAACAGAGTTGATGGTACACCTTATCTTAAACAATGGAGATGGCGTTGTACGTTTCGTGATGCTTATCGTGTGTGTTGTATGCTTTGGCCTTTTGCTCATACAAAACTACCTAAGATACAAGAAGTAATAGATCATTACTCAGACAGTAATATAGTTGATTTAACAGAGTACAGAGTAGCAAAGGAGTTAGAGGTTTGAACTGTTGGCACTGTAAAACAGAATTAATATGGGGTGGTGACCACGATACCGAAGATAATGAGGATTATGATATTGTCAGTAATTTATCATGTCCTAATTGTCATGCAGCGGTTGACGTGTGGCATCCGTCAGAAAAATTAATAGAGGAGTATAAAAAATATGAAAACGATAAGTAATAAAAAATGGAATAAGAAATACGGGTTTAGATCAAAAAGGAGAAAAAAATGAAGCTGAAAGATAATGTAACACTGACGGAAACAGTTGAGAAGTTAAACAAGAAAAATATTAAGTTATTAAAACAAGTTAAAGATCATGAGGAAGAAGTTATAGAACTGAATGAGTATATTGATTCCTTAGAAGCACAGATCACAGACTACAAGAGAAGGTTTGTACCTGACTTTGATATGCTAGCAAAAGGTGGTGAGTCGGTCCCAATATCTGATTTAAAAATTATGTCAGACAAAGCAAGACGTTCTATGGCTAAACGATTCCTTAAAAAATATGGTGAGGAATGGGTTAGAATTAATATCCTAGAGAATAAGGATTTAAAATAATGCCTAGAAGATGCTACGTTAAAAAAGAAATAAAGATAAGCAAACATAAATTTTTATTAGAAATTTATTTAGCTTTGGAAGGACATAAAGATATCTGTTGGGAAGTATTTCCATATAATAACCAGGCGTCTTTGTATGCTTTTGAAAATAAACACAAAATAGAAAAAATAGTAGAGAGAAAACATTTGTATGAATCTAAAGTGGAATAAAAAATATACTTACCCTACATCAACGAGGTCACTATTAAATGATGAGAGAGTCTATGACGTATCTCAAGAAAAGTTACCAAGTGTTACAACCATATTATCGGCTACTCAGCCTCAAGATAAGCTAGATTCTATCGCGAAATGGAAGGCTAGGGTTGGAGACGCTGAAGCGGATAAAATTAAGAATACTGCTGCTAATCGAGGAACTATCATGCATAGCATTTTAGAGGGTTATATACTTGAAAAAGAGGTCTTAGACATGACTGAGGCGGGCGTACAAGCTCATTCGATGGCTAAAACGATCATCGATAAGGGTTTGCCTGATTTAGAGGAAATATGGGGTTCTGAGGTGGTAGTAAGCTATCCTGGACTGTATGCCGGTGCAACTGATCTCGTTGGAATTTATATGGGGCGTGATAGTATAATAGACTTCAAGCAATCGAACAAGCCCAAACGTATCGAGTGGATAACTGATTATAAGTTGCAGATGGTGGCTTATGCGATGGCCCATAACTACGTTCACGGCTCTGAGATCGAGCAAGGAGTTATATTGATGTGTACTCCTGATAATTTTTTTCAACGATTCATAATCAATGGCTCCGAGTTTCGAGCACTTAGTCACGAGTGGCTGGCCCGAGTTGATGCTTATTACAAGGTTCGAGCAGCTAGGAGCGAGAGTCGAGAAACGGGGAAAAATGAGTAAAATTAATTTGTGGAACTTTTGTGGAAACCACGAAAATTTTGTGGAAAATCGTTTTTACTTTAGAATAATTCTAAACTTTTGTTACATTCTGACGCAGATTTTGGCCATTTTCCACATTTTCCACATTTTTTTTCGACGAAATGTGGAAGATTTTGTGGAACTTTTATTCAATGATTTCAACTACTTAAAGGTTGTTTTTATGATTTCCACATTTTCCACAGCGTTTCAGAAATATTTTCAGAATTTTTATATTTATATATATTTATATCTTATAAAGTGGAAAGGAATCAGCCATGAATAAAAAATCAAAATACAGACATGTAGTGCTTAAAAAGAAGAAATATTACTTCTACAAAATAACATGGCTTGATATTTTAGGTGATAGCGGGCACGCTACGGCTCATGAGTTTAATGGTATGATGCCTTCAATAATGGTCACTAATGCTTACCTATATGATAAGGATTCTAAGTGCATAAGAACGTTTGCCAGTTACGATGAAGCTGATGGTCTATTCTCTGATCGAAATGTATTTCCTAAAGGTTGTATTGTTAAAATGGAAAAGATATTATTGTAATGAAGGTTCTGGCTCTTCTGGAATGGGTTCTTCAAGTAACTCTTGGTCTGTTTCTTCTATGGTTTCTATTTCATCTTCCGGCTCTGATGATAGCTCTATTAGCGGTTGTTCTTCTGTAGATTCACCCTCAATTATTTTTGAATGGTCCTCTACCATTTTTTCTAGTTTAGACATCAACTGATCTCTATCGAGATCATCTATCTTACCAGTCTTAATCATTTTTCTGTCAATGTAATATCCGGCAACCTTTCCTCTGGCTACTTCCATGTTACCCGCTGCAGAATATGCTCCTTTCTTCAAAGCTTGGTCACGTATTTTTGCAAGCTGCTCAAGGTGCCTGTCCATAGTAACTTCGTACTTCTTTCTGGCTTCCTCGCGCAGCTCACCAATGTACTTAACTACAAGAGGGTACAATTTAGGATTAGTTAATTTTGAAGAGGCGACTCTTGCTGCAAGGTCAGACCCTGGGCCGTAGCCAGCTTCTTTTGCACACTCCCAAGCATCTCTGCTTCCGTCGTTATACACAATAAGCTCAGCGAATTTTTTCTGCTTCTCTGTCAATCTTTTAGGTAATCCCATGTTTGACTTTTACCCTAACATTTTATAAAAGGCAATACATGAGAGATACAAAGAAATTGACTGAATACGCAGACAAGGCCAAGAGAAAACTAAAAGAAAGCTACCTATTCAAACACCTGGTTAAGGCTGTTGAATCAGGAGCTAATGGTACATTGAAATACATAATCAAAGAAGGTCCAGGCAAAGGAAAGGAACCAAAAAAATAATGTACGTAAGACACCTTCAAGAATATCTTGACAAATTTACAGATGGTACTAAAGGCAACGCCGTAAGTAATGCTACGATCTACATGGATAATGGCAGCGGAAATATTTTTCCAATTGGTAAAATTGAAGTACAGGAATCGACTATAATAGGCAAACCTTCTGTTAGAGTTGTGATCAAACCCGACCTCAAAGATCAGATACCAAAACTGAAAAAATTCATACTTACATAGGCACCTGTTAGGGTGAATATTAATGAAACCTGAGACTAAATTTTGGCATGAAATTAAGAAAAATACTAAGCAAATTTCCTGGACTAGACTTGAAAACCTTAGCGCTTTTGGTACTCCCGATCTATTGGGCTATAATACTAATAGCCACTTTTTCACTGTAGAGCTGAAGGTAACAAGAGCTAACAAGATTAAGTTCTCACCCCACCAAATTGCCTTCCATATTAAGCACCCTGACAATACTTTCATCTTAGTTTCTCGCCTCTTGTCTCGAGGCTCAAAACTTTTTGAGAAAGAAGAAGTTTACTTGTACAGAGGAAAGAGAATAAAAGAGCTTGCTGCTTGTGGCTTGAAGCTTGATGCTTGCCGCTCAGGTCTTGATGCTTGCGTCAATCACTTGACCCGGCTTGGAGCTTGACGCTTGTTGCTTGAGGCTTGAAGCTTTCGAACCAACCTTGCTTGAGGCTTGCTGCTTGGAGCTTTGGCCCGGATCAGGGCGCACGCTATCAACGACTTCGCGAGTGTCGGGTTTGCTAATGGCCTGATCCGATTTATCCCTGGGGATTCTGTAAAATTTTGGATGTTTAAATACAAATGTCATTTTTAGTGTTTACCATAACTAACATTTTTTATGTCTTTATTCCAGCAAGCTCGACAGTCTCTACACTTGCCGCCCTGAGTAGGCGCCGGGCAGCTGGGGCTTCCATCAGTCACCACGGTTGAGCTGTGAGTCCAGGCGTTGCCAGCGGTCCCGTCTACCTTAGCAGCGGATAATCTTATTATTAAATTGTCAGGGACCTCTTCAGGTGCTGGCAGGTATTGCCGCTCTTGTGTTGGCATCCAGTG